GGAATCTCCGAATAAGGGTCACTGGGTCGTGGTAAGTAAGCCACGGGAGGGCGTAGCGGAGTATTTTGATTCCTATGGCGGGTATGTTGATGCCCCCCTCAAATGGACGGACAAGGACACCCGTGTCGGGCTGGGGCAGGGCGTTCCTTATCTCACTAAGTTATTCAGGGAATGCCCTGAGGAAGTGGTATATAACAAGGTGAAGTATCAGAAGGACGGTCAGCATATCGCCGACTGCGGTCGTTGGTGTGTGCTACGGACTCTGAAGATGAAGGCGGGATACGACCTCAACCAGTTTCATAAGTGGGTCGTGAAGCAGGACAAGAAGATAAAGGGCGATAAAGACCACTTTGTATCCACGATTATCCCGTGAGTTTTTTACCGCTTTTTATCTCCCCCGTATAGGTAGATGCCGAAGAAGAAAGTGGAGTCTGTCAGGGACACCGTCCAGTTGGAACGAGTTCCCGACGAGAAGCCCAGAAAGAAAAAGGAGAAGCCGAAGATGACGATAGAGGTTGTCCCTGTCGTCATGACCTTTGACTAAAAAAGGGTCGCCCCTTGTTTTTAGTTTTTTTGTTTTTCGTGGAGGTTCGTGGAGGTTTATTCGCAGTCACATTCGGAGTCGCACTCACAGGCGTTTCCGCACCAGTCCAGGTAGTCGTGGTAGTTGTGGTTCATGACGGAGTCAGTGACGGCGAAGAGAACCGCCTTTGTGTTGGGGGGATTCGCTCTTTCCCAGCCATAATTGTTGGCGTAGAGGTCAAAGGCTTCGGAGATTCCATACTCGCACAGGAGTCTATCCACCTCGTCCTTATACATAATGTTAATCGCATCGTCCAACTCTTCGGTCTTGATGTCGCACACTATCTCGTCAAAGTCGTCTTCCGTCATCTCACCCTCATGGTCTGACTGGATACGCTTGTATATCTCCACCTTGACTTCGTTGATGAACTGTTGGAGGGTGTATGCTTGAACGGTGGGGAGGGTCATTGCTTTTCTTCTTGACTGGTTGCCTTTTAATTATCAGAAAAAGGCAATCAATTTTTACTCATACATATGCTTTTTCACTTTTTTCTGGCTTTAAGTCCTCTTACGATAAGGGATTACTTGCCTAAGTCCAGGAGGCACTCCTCCGCCTTGATGTTGAAGTCCTTGGTGAGCGTCGCCTTCAACGCCACCGCATCAATGAGGAAGCCGTTCGCACTGGACTTCTCCTGGTGCGTGATTCCATAGTCTGCGTCCATGGACTTCAACTTCATCGCAAACGACTTCACGGTGATTCGCTCACGCATGGAATGCTCCTCACGCCACAGGTTATACTTGGTGAGGAACGGCGTGGAGGGAATGAAGTAAGTCCCGTCATCGTTCTTGTAGTCCTCCACCTCCGCCGAGCGATAGAAGAACAAGTCCTTCAAGAAGTCCAGTTCGCACGGCAACGACATGTGTTGGAGGGTCTTGTAGTAGGTGGTGATGGGACGCTCGTCACGGAACGCATACCGTTCCACTTCTCCTCGGAAAGAGAGGAGATAGTCCGCAATGTCCTTGACGAAGTCATCGTTGTGGAGCATCGCCCAGAACTTAATCCAGTAGTCCGTCTGACCCACTCGGCGGTTGGAAACCGCCACCGCCATGAAGCGACGGTCACCCTTCTCAATGATGACCGAACCCGCCGTGTTGGTCGTGAAGAGGATACGCTCTGATGCCTTCACACGAATCATGTCCGTCCGCATCTGACGAATCTCATGCGTCGTGTTGGTCGTGAGGTCTTTGATGCGGTCATTGGCGATAGAAGCCGTCTTCAAGTTAATCTCCGCAAACTCAATGAATAACTTATACTTGAGCGTCTTGTTGAAGTCGTGGAGAATGTCACCGTTCTTCGTGGGGTCGCCCGTGTTATGGACGCACCGTTTTCCCAGCAGACGCTCCATCAGGATACGAAGCATCGTCTTCCCGCACCCTTGCTTACCCCAGAAGATACAGGCAATCGGCTGGGCGTTCTTATTGTCTGGATTACAGATGATGTCCGCACACCAGAGCGTCAGCCACTTGACATAGGCGGGATTGTCTTCCATCAAGGACAAGAGGTAGTCTTGGAAGAAGGCGATGTTTTCTTGTTTCTGCTCCTCGGTGGAACTGGAAGCCAGTGTCTTGTAGCGAAGTTCAGGGAAGGCGTAATACACATCAGGGCGTTGATGCTCCTCCTTGACGCACCCATACTCCACCTCGGAGTAGGCACGCTTCTCAGGGTCAATATACCAGTCCTTCAAGAACTCCACCGCTCCCACGAAACTGTCCTCGTTCATCACGGTGAAGTTGCTCTTGTCGTAGTAGTGGAGTTCCTCCACTCCGTCCTCAATGCCGATGGTGAAGAACTGGTTCTTACACTTGAAGCGGTTGCGTTCAAAGTCCGCACGACGAGCCTCATACGAGTTGGGGACGGCTTCCTCACCCAGCCACTCCACCTTCTCCTCTGCCGTCATCTCCATAGACTTCACCTCCAGTTTGATGGTGTAGTCCGTGTCGGCGAACACCTTGGCTTCCAGTTTCTTGATGAAGTTGCCCTCCATGATACGCATGGCTTTCTTGATGTGGAGTCCGTCATAGATGAGTGACCCCGTCGGATTCTCAATCTTGCGTTTCTTGCCCTCGTCGTTGATGCCTCGCACCAGGGACTCCAGAATCTTCCGCTCCTCGTCCTGGTAGAGTTCCGAGGCGAACATACCAATCCAGTATTCTTTTTGTTTCGTTTCGGCTTTCTTGACGACATAGTCCAACAACTCCTTGTATTCGGGTAGTCCCACGATGTGTTGGAGGTTCGCCAGGTATTCCGCCTTGATGTCCTTGACAATCTGCGGGAGGTCATGTTTTTCAAAGTAGGGATTCAGTTCCCAGTAGAGGGAGTTGTTGCCCGCTCCACAGAAGAATATCTCAATGAGGACATCTTTGGCGGTGATGCGTTCCAGAGGGAAGTCGGGGTAGTGTCCCATCAACTCCGCCAGAACCGCCTCTCGGTTGTCGCACAGGTGCTTGAACTTGCGAGTGGGGAGGGAGTGCTTCTCAAACACCTGACACATCACATTGCCCGATGCGTTCGCCACATCAAGGTCATCGTAGTCATCTCCAAAGAGCAAGTTGCGATGCTCTCGCTTCATGGAGCAACCCGTCGTGTAGGTCTTTTCTTTCTTGTTGCGAGCCAGACCCTTGAAGCGTCCATACTTCTCCACCTCATACTCCACTTTGACCTCGCCCGTCTTCTCGTCCATCTTATCCTTATAGGACTTCAACGCCTGTTTCTCATGCTTCAGCACTTTCTTGGATTGGATAAGGGATTCCAGGTTCGCCAGATTCGGTTTCTCATACGAAGTCAGTTTGATAGGCATGTTTCTATTATATCTGGAGATTCTTTTTAACTTAATAAAACGCACTTTTTGTAATCAATTTTATTGTTTTGGGGGGGTGGAGGTTTTTCAAGAATGCCGGGGGTCTCATCAGATTCATGGGGTTTCAAAGGGGGCTTAAAGAATTTCCCAGCCGTCTCCTCTTCTTTTTTTGATTGAAAAGGTCTGACAATGGAGGAATGGAGGATTGGAACATGTGGAGGGTTTTCTATACTTTCCAGCCAGATTGAACTCGGTCAGAGGGCATCTCCGTTTCCAGCCAACCAACGATTAATCCTCCATACCCTCCAATCCTCCAGGGGGCTTAAAGAAACTTCTGATTCCCCACGAACTCCCCGGCATTAAATTAAAAAACCACCCGACCTCAAAAACATATAAAATTGATTACAGCGTTTATTTAATTTAAATATTAACATCTATACTAATAAAGAATGTCTTCCACGCCTAAGAAGTATATGACGGGTTTGTCCCAAGAAGAGAAGGTGAAGCGTCGCCAAGAGCAACTGCGTCAAGCCCAGTTGAAGTATCGTGAGAAGCATGGACTCATCAAGCCCAAACTCACCGAAGAAGAGAAGGAACAGCGTCGTAAGGAGAAAGCCCACGAACGCTACTTGAAGAACCGTGAGGCGAAGAAGGGCGTAGAGGAGTTGCCTATGTCCTATACGGTGGATTACCGACGCAACTACCACAAGCAATACTACGCACAGCACAAGGAGGTTCTCTTGAACCGTTCTAAGGAGCGTTACACGCAGAAAGCAATCCAACAATTCCCTGCGGAGACACCGCCTATGACTCTCCACTCCGACAATTAGATTAAAAGGCGTAAAAACAAATTATTTATTATATTCGTAATAATAAATAAGATGGCGAACTATATCCTGTTTGAGAAGCGTTCTGAGAACGACCGTCCTCCTTGGACGATGGACTTGGTAAAGACCTTCTGTGAAGAGGCGGAGATTGAATATAAGGGAATCGTTGAAGAAAACCTCTTTTTAGTTGCGAAAGTAGAAGACCATGACGACGAACAGAAGTTCCGTCTGGTAGAACTGACTCCGACTATTACCTTCCTTGTAAAGGACGACCCATCATTGGACGAGTTCCTTGAACCAGAAGTCCCCGTGGAGACTCCTAAGATGAAGGTGATTGATGAGGGTGATGAGAAGGAATAAGTTTCTTGGCTTCTGCGTTGAGTGCTTTGCTTTTTGATGCGACCCAGTCCTCTACCTTGTCTATGTCGGCAGGGAGATGTAAGTCTTTGAGTGAGATGATTGCTTTTTTAATGAGTTCGGGTTCTTGATAGTGTTCCAAGACAGTATCCAGTGCCTCTAACCGACTGATGAGTTGGTATTCCTTTCCTAATTCGCTATTGAATATCTTACTTAACCGCACTAATTCGGACTTATTGTCCTCTGCCTTAGCGATATTGAAATTTCGTTTGAGAATCTTATACCATTTCTTTTCTTTCGTTAAATCCTTGATGTCCTGTTGGAGAGACTCCATATAGTCCTTTTGAGTAGGAAGGGTCTCTGAGATGCTGTAAATACACGATACTTCCGTAAAGAATCCGTCTATTCGGGCAATGAGGTCTATCTTGATGAAGTCCAGCGACTTCCACACTTTGTCCCAGTCGGCTTTCTTCAACTCGCACTTGGGATACACACGAACCTTCTTTCCTTGTTTTGTTTGTAATTTGAGTTCTATAAACCATAAGTCGTCTGTTTCTTCTATCTTCGCCAGTAACTTGACGAAGAAGTCGTAGAGTTCATCTTTATCAGGGCGTTCCACCACCGAGAACAAGTCGTAGTCGGAAAAGTATTTCTGCGAGGTCAGCGACGCACTACCCTTCAACTCTAACTTGTTCTGTTTGTAGGTGAGAAGTTTAATCAGGCGTTTTAATTCGTCTTTGTATGAACCCGCTGGTTTGGATTCCAACACTTCCATTTATTACTACGCAATATTATTATCGTCTCATTGGTTTGGAGTAATACATATCATTACCAGCATCATCAAAGTCAAAGGGACGGTCATCATCAGATTCTGACTCGTCGGAGTCGGTGTCGCTCATGGACTCAAACCCGTAGTTCTTGCGAAGGGAGGCAAGACCACGAGTTTCCGCCTTCCTGCCTTCACCACTGGGACGGGATTCTTCTGGAAACTTCTCGTCGTCCCCATCTGCCTCAGGAGGAGCGGGGTCTTCAACGACACGAGGAGCAACACCAGGTTTAGCCATGCGAGGCGGAACAGTAATGCCTCTGCGTAGTGCTTCCGCTCGTTGAAACTCTATGGACTGAGCCAGATTTTCGTCTCTCATTGCCTTCGCACTCACCTTTCCTGTATAAGAATCAACAATGGACTTCACAGAACGACCAAGGCTGTCTCTGATTCGCTTGGCTCTCAATTGAAGATTAGCCAGTGTGCCTCGTATTTCTTCAATCAAGGCAGTTCGTTTTGCTTTATTCGTTCTATTCGCAGAAATACGCCGTTGTCGGTCAAATATCGTTTTGTTTCGTGCTACAGTTTGTTCCACACGAGCAAGAAGACCCTCATTATATTCTATGACGGTTTGACGGCTCAAAAGAGCAACCTCCACTGGAATCATCGCCTCACGATAGGCTCTCATCGCCTCTTCATACGCCTCATCGCCACCTTCGCCCGTTGGGAACTCTACACGGTCGGGTGAGTCAGGTATAACTGGTTCTTCTGGGACTTCCTCTGTCAGACGCTCCGCTTCTTCCCGTGAGAGAGGTTCTTCCTCTTTCAATTGCCTAATGAGTTCCTGATACTCTGCGACTCGTTCATCTGACTGTCGGTTAAAGATTTCATACGCTTGAATCTGTTCCATCTTCTCTTGTGCCTCTTGGAGAATGGCTTCCTCTTGACGAGTAAATCCTCTTGCTTTGAAGTCTTGTGCCTCATTGGTTATTTTCGCCAGGAACTCATTGAACTGCTGTCCCGTCATAGAGCCAATGTTCGCACTCGCAAAGGCACGAACGGGAATCCCCAGTTCTTCCGCAACTGCTTTCAGACGAGCCTGTCGTCCAAACACATCAAAGTCTGGAATGTTGCGAATGGGGGTAGAAGTGATGTCGCCACGAGGGGCATACTTCTTGATAAGGGCTTGACGGTCAGAGGTCTGCTCTTCCAGAAGGTTCTTGTAAGTCCGATGGAGTGCTTCCACAGAGAGAAGTTCCAGCAGACCCGAATCTACCTGTTGTTTGATGACGACATAGACGGAGAGAGTGCGTAGAAACTCCATAATCATCAACATCAAAGAGGCGTTCATTACACGCTGACGAAAGACATAGTCCATTGCTGAGTTCATACCATACACCATGGCTTCCAGGTTGGGCGTGAGTTCCTGGACTTTCACCTTGATAATGTTCTGGGATTCACGGCTCAGACCTGGCTCTTTGTAAAGGCGGACAATCCCGTTCCACAGAGGAACAATATCGCCCGTGTTCGTAACGATGTCTTCGGCTTGTTTTCCAGGGAGTCTCGCATCTTTCTTCACCATAAACATGGGGTCAATCCCTGGACCTGATGCGAACTCACCCACAAGATACTCCAACGAACCCAGTTTCGTCTCCAACACCTGGTTAATACGCTCCACCGCTTTGTCGGTATTCACTTCTGCCCCCAAATCACGCTGGGTCTTGGGTAGAAGCGTCTCGGGAAAGGCTTGAATCTGACGGTTTTGACGACCCACCACCTGACTGTGAATGTCCTTGAAGACATCAAGAATCTCCATGTTTTGCTTGGCTCGTAATGTGTCAGTCATTTTATTATATAGCAATAATAAAAAAATAATATTCATTCCATGTCTTACTTCTTATAGAGACCCTCGGCTTTGACAATCTTTGATGCTTCAATCATCTTCACACCACGCTCACGCATCACCTTCTTGACAATCTCGGCACGAGCCTTGCGACCATCGCCCGAACCCATCTTCGCCACAATACCAGCCGTCTTATCCGTCATACCCGAAAGGTTCTTACCGCCCGTCTTGTCTGTCATACCAGGGAGGTTCATACCGCCATGCTTCTCCACCACGGACTTCAGAGCGTCCTTCTCTGCCTTTGTAATCTTACCCTTCCCCAACTTCTTGCTGACTGCGTCCATCACCGACTTCTCTGCTTTGGAGCGAGGTTTTGCTCCGCCGTATGAACCCCGCAACTGTGCTTTGGGCGGAACGCCGTTCGCAAGGGCGACGGGGGCGGGCATAGCAAGAAGGTCGCCGTTTGACGAGAGAAGTTCTGTCTTCTTCGGACGACCACGACCCCGTCCTGCGATACGCTCGGAATTGCCCTGGACGGGGTAAGGGTCTGGGTTGCCGAGAATCGCACCACCCTTCATCTTTTTAGGACGACCCGCTTTCTTACCAAGACCGTGAAGCAAGAGGTGGGGAACAAGACCGACGACATCGGAAACACCCTCTTTCAGAGAGTCCCACCACGAACCACCGCTCATATCACCCGAACCTTTCATCTTCTCATGTTCCTTCAACACTTGACCCAGCATACGACCAAGGAGACGAGCCTTCATCTTGTTGTGTTCTGGCTTCCCTGATCCAAAGGGATTGACATACTCTACTGCTTTACCGATGTCTGAACCCAAATCCGAG